GCCACCGGGGCTGCCGCAGGAGGCGCAGGGGCCACCGGGGCTGCCGCAGGAGGCGCAGGGGCCACCGGGGCTGCCGCAGGAGTCCGACCCTTCGGGGGCGGGAAGCCCATCTCTTCCAAAAGCGCGTAGAATTCTTCCAACTCCTTCGCCTCTTCAGTCTGTTCGGCGAGGGCATCGAGCTTCGCGCGCCAGTCCGGATCCTTGGCGAGTATCTCGGTCACGCTGGTCCGGGTGGGCATCGGCATCACGCTGTAACTGTTGTAGCCAGTGCGCGACTTTGAACTAGGAGTGAGGTTCACGTCGAAGTCCACTCCGTTCAGCGGATCCAACACGTTGCCCCACGCCGGATTCGCAGCGATCTCCAGGATCTTGTCCCAGCACGTGTAGTTGCTGCCCCAGTACTGCACTCCCTCTTGTTCGTTGTTGATGTCGATGATGTTCATCAGGTAGCGATCCGAGGGTGAGATCTGACGCGCCAATTCCTTCATGCCCGGATCCTCAGACTTCCGCCACGTTCTCCAAGCTTCGCACGCAGGACAGCGCTGCTTCAGCTCCTCTAAGCAGAGACTAACCTCCCCACGACGCCCCTCGATCTTGAAGTAGTGGAGTTTCTGGAGCACGGCGATGTCTCCCATCGCGCCCCAATTGCCGATGAAACTGGAGTGTGGGGGCAGGACCCGGATTCGATTGGTCCCCTCCTTGGGCTTCCAACCGAATCCAGCGCGCGCACCAGAGCGTCGCTGCTTCAACCGATCATAATTGAGCTGTTCAGTCATGACTATCTTCTCCCCCTATCACGGTTAATGATCCAAGCCCCCAAGAAACCTGCGAGCCCTACCCACCACGGACCCACGCTCGTTGTCAACCACGCAAGCATGAGCCAAAAGAGCAGGACATCCCCCAGCCGCATCTTCATGAATAATCCCTCATCTCTGCCCGGCGCTTGGCCGCAATTTGGATGAGCATGTCCTTCCTGTCTTCTAGCGCATCCGCCATCGCCCGTAGTGCTGCCCGCTTCTGTGTCAGCGACAGCAGGTGGTCGGTTACTTTCTGCACCTCTTCATCCTGCTCTACTTCCGCCTCCAACACTCCCACCGTCTTCGGCTTCCCGGTGTCAGGGTCTTTCTCCTTCTTGCTCGCAAGGTACGATCGAGTCTTGGCCTTGTTCAGTTCCCACTTGGCCCGTTCTTCCTCAGCGCGCGCGACTTCGTGTGCCGCGTTGATCCAAGCCCGAAGCGAAGGATGCCTTTGGAGCATTTCGTCTAGCCGGGACATGTCGATGAGGCAGACCTCCGCTGCCAACCGCCGTGGATCGGAGGAAAGGCGCTCCCAAAACTCCCCACTACCTAGCTCAGTACCCATAGCCCCAGAAGTACCACTTGGCCGCTTTGCGCGCTTCAACGTCACCAGCTTTACCTCCCCAAAATGCGGGTCGTCACCTTTCGATAGTCATCCAACTCGCCCCAGGACTCACCCACAGCGTGCTCCAAGACAAGAGGCACGACGAACCAATCCTTGACCCATTCATGCGCGAGTGCGGTGGCTTCATTCAAGACCTCGATCGCATCCTCTAACATGTTCGGGTTCGGCAACTCCAACATGACCGAGTCGTACACGGAATTGACCATGGGGACGTGCATTTTCCGGGCATCGAAGAGGCGCTGGACGAGAACTGCGATGTAGTAGCAGATGTTCGCGCCCGGACCCTGCGCTTCAGCATTGAGTGCTGAGCGGAAGGCATGGTCCCGGACGGATTGGTCACGATGGTCCCAGTCACGGTAGTAGAACACGTGCCCGGTCACGCTCTCGAACCAACCTCGATTACGGACCAACTTCTGCTTCGAGTGCTCGTGGAATGGGCGGATCTGCTGGTACGTCCCGAAGAACGCATCTTGGAATGCTAAGGCTTTAGCATCAGACCAGATCACTCCATGGTCATTCGCTGCCAAAGCCTGAGCAGTTCTCCAATGCGCCCCGTATAAATTGCCGAAGTTTACAGGCTTCGCGTCGGTGCGCTGCTCCTTGGTCGGATTCTGGGTGCCATTGATGGTACGTGCAGTCATGGTGTGCGCGTCATCGCCACGCATGTAACCTGCAATGCCGTTCTCGTCATTGGCGAGGCAGACCATGATGCGAAACTCGATCTGAGACAGATCGCTCTCCAGCAGCAGGTGCCCCGGGGAGCAGCCGTATAGGTTCCTGACACGCCTGTCCCTTGGGACGTTGTAGACGTTCGGGTTGCTCGAAGAAGGGCGGCTCGTATCCGTGGAAGTCAGCCAATGCTTGGGGTGGATGCGGCGATGCTCATCCATCGACTTAGCTAATGGCAACACGAACGTCCCGAGCATCTTGTCCACTTCACGGATCTTCAGGAGGTGGTTCAAGTATGTGGCCCCACCGCGAATCCACTGCTTCACGTACGCCTTGTCAGTAGAAGGCTTCTCGCTTGCGGTACGGCTGAGCACCGGCAGCTTGCGGACCTGGAATAGATACTTGTGGAGACCCTTCCCGGATTCATACTCACCCGGAACGAACTCAGGATCCTCCTCCTTCCAAGCCAGCACTGCCGCATGCCGCTCTTCCTCCAACTCCCGGGCGAGCTGCTGCCGATAATCTTCGCGGATGTACATGCCATGAGCCTTGGCTCGCTGGTACACGAGCGTCATCGGCCCGATCACTCGCGTCACCAGATCGCGCGTCTTGGGCTTGAGCTTTGTCATGCCCTTGACGAACAGATGGTAGGAGTGGACCACATCCTCCGCGTTGTAATCCAGCAGCACGCCCGTGTCTTTCTCTTCGTGCGGCATTTGCACCAGATTGGTGTATCCGTCTAACTGCTCCGCAACCAGCTGCTTCAAAGAAGGCTGCTTGTACTGCTCTGCTTCATACCAGATGATGCCCACGTCATGAATACCACATGCCTCTGCGCGGAAACCACCTTCCCGCTCGCGCCATTCAACATCGAACGACACGTTGCTGCCGATGATCCCTTTGTTCGGATCAGCTAGGAACCCATCCACGAGTCCGCAGGCTGCTTCCCACTGCGGGTCCTCCTCCGAGAAAGCGACCACCATCTCGCCATCAGCCGTGGAGCAGAAGCTCTTGACCTTAGCGCCTACCTTCCACGAATCTCCCTGGTTGGTTTCCAGGTCGGTAGACATGATCGAAGCCTGAACCATCATGCGCAGTTCTGCTAACCCTTCCGCCCCACGCAGGGTGGTCCAGGCTTGTTTCCTTTCGCCGCGCACTGCCCTGCCAAGGCGCTCCAGCTGCCGCTTGAATTGATCCGCCAAGTCCGGGCGGCGGAGGATGTAGGCGGGATGATAGATGTTGTAGAACCGCTGCCCAGGGAAGTCAGGGTGGAGTGCAAAGTTGCCTCGGAAATGCGTGCTCTTCGCACCAGGGAAGAATGCCTGTAACGGAGCATTGCCCGCCATAACTACGTAGCTGTAATCACGCACCTCATCGAGCACGAATTGGCTGAGGCAAGCCTGGACTTCCTTCGCGTGCGGGGTCCGATTGTCCTCGGGCCGACAGTGGACCGCATTGGTGAACGACCATGGGCCCGACACCCCAGCTGCCTTTGCTTCGCGGCGGAGTAGCTGCCCCGACTTGCCGGTGAATCCTTGCTGGCTTTGCACTTCGGTGGCGCCCGGAGCCTCACCAAGCCAAAGGACCGGGCCTTGTAGCAGGGTTGCTGGCACGAAGCACTCGCTCTTCCGACTCTTCAACGGGCAGCTATGACAACCTCCTGAGGGTCGTAGCAGCTTCACGTGCGCGCCAGCGATCTGCTGCAGTAGGCTCATCCCTTAACCAAACCGAGCAACCCGCTGGCTGGCTCCTGCGTGGGTTGCTTCTTGGCTTTGGGTTTCGTGGCCTTCTTCTTACCGCCACCCGTCAGCAGTCCTGCTGGTGGCTCCACCCCATGCTCTACGTACAAGTCCAGGAGCCTTCCAACGGACTCCACCATGTCCAGCTCCGCTTCCGCCTGCTCACGACGGACCTTCCGGACCTCCATCATCCGGGCGACCAGCGCCTCAGCTGCTGGTTTCTTCTTCGGTGCCCCGTATGCCAACCTCGGCGCCTTACGAGACATGGGGAGCATGCCGCGCCAAGTGTGGGCAGACATCTTGGAGTCACTGATGTCCCGCTGCAACACGCGAGCGTATGGTGCGAACATACGGTCGCTCGCAAGGAATCTGTGCATCACGAAGATGGGCGGGGAACCTTCCGGTCGTTCTTTGTTCCAGAGGGAATCCAAGTACACGAATAGGTCCTCAGCCATTACCAGAGTCCTTCGCCGCGCTCATCCGCCCTGCCGTCATCCATGCCGTCATCATCCGGTTCCTCTTCTTCGCCGACAACAACGACACCACCAGCGCGACCAGCACGCGCCCGAAGCTTCTCACGCCTCCATTTCTTCACGGAAGCCTGATCAACTTCCTCCATCGTAGTGAGGCACTTCCACATCATGCGCAGTGAGTAATACACCACGCTGTAGCGGTACGCCCCACCCTCATTCACGACCGGAGTCACCCCGTGGATCAAGTCCTGCCCATCGAACATGATCAGGGAATGGTCCGGTAGCTCGAAGGCGCAGTCGTACTCCGGCACGTGAAGCCTTCCCCCTGAATAACCAGGCGACTTGAACACAAACATCGCGCTCCAGGCCTGATCGAAATTGCCGGTGTCGTAGTGGTACGGGAGGGGATTGTTCTTGTTGACGATGCCGCTCGTAAACACCGAATCACCTTCGCCAAACCGCCACTGCTTCCTGACTCGTTTCTGCCGGAGGCGGGCCGCATGTTGGGCATGCAGGTCCGGACTGGTCAAGCGGTAGAAGTGCTCCGCAACCTTCGCGCCCTCCTCCAGAGCATGCTCCGCTTCCGGATGTTCCATGCCAATGGAAGCGAGTGTGCAGTAGTCCCGATGCCCAGTCTTGCGCGGCATGTACCCGAACACGCGCTGGAGCGCCTGACTCACGGCAGCAGTGCCGGCCACGCGGTTCAGCGCAGAGTAGTTGATCGTTTTGAGGCGCTCAGCCAACAGACTGAGGTTGATTCCGTACTCTTTCAAGTCCAGAAGCACGATGGTGGTACGAGGAGTGCCCGCACCACCGTCAGCAATCAATCCTCCCTCCTGGAATATGACTGGCTTGTCGATGACCCTGGCATAGCTGCCATCCACCACCTTCTTACCAAGCCACTTTTGCGGCTTGAAAAAGTCCACCCGCTTGACCTTCTCGACGGGCGCTGTGACTTCAGTCGGCAACATCATGTTCCCTCTCCCATAGATCGAGCAGCAAGGGCAGCGCTTCTTTCGGGGTCTTGACGCGCTCAACCGTAATGACACGTTGGAGGCGCTCGATCATCTGAAGATACTGCGCACCATCATATATGAGGACGATCTGCTTGACAGTCGCGCGAGCGTACCGTTCCAGGCTTGGACCCGTGGGCAGTTCCCCACCACGAGGCTTCGGTTTCACTTCCTCTTTCGGCTCTGTTCCTTCCGCAATGTGCAGCAGAGTCATGAGAACGCTTTGACGCTGTGGATGCCTCTAATTCCCTGGCTCTTCATAGTTCCCCTCGGAGGGCTTGGATAACTTCTTCCTCACGTAGCGTAGCAACAAGGGATTCGATTGGCAAGTCCCCCACCAATGTCACGTCAGCGTAGCGACGCCCGAGGCTGTAGACCTTCGTCGTGCGGCCACGCACCCAGGACTCATTCTGCGTTGACCCTCGCGCTCGCCTGCGCTGGACAGCGATGCCTGGAGGAGTGAGCAACCAGATCACCCGCAGCTGCCAACCAGCAGCAGTGACCTGGTCGAAGAAGCTTCCCGTGGCCAGGCGATCCCCCTCACCGAACACGTATTGCCAACGGTTGCTGAGCAGAGCCTCCCGCACCTTCGGGGCAATACTCATGCTCAAGGCATCAGTGCCACCATGCTCCTCACGCGGGAGGCCCAGCTGGATTCTTCCTGCCCCATACCTCATGTGCGGCACAGGATCATAATCCTGAACCTCGAACGGAACATCCCCTAAGACGGCATTGGACAGCGTCGTCTTCCCACTGCCCGGCACGCCAATGAGATAGAGGAGCTGCTTCATTCTCCACCTGCCCGCCAGGGCAGGTAAGCCACCTCCCTCGCATCAGGGACATGAGTGTCAAAGGGAACATGTTCCAGAACTTCATCAGGAACTGACCAGTAACGGTTTTTATGCCTCCTCGACTTGCCCCGATAGTTCTTCAACAGTAGTCCCCTGCTTCCCGCTTCATTGATTGCGCGAAGCACGGAGACGTTATCCACGCCTTTGCCAGCAAAATGGTACTTGATCGAACTGGTACCAATCTCTTCCTTCCCGCGACTACGAACGTGAGCAACAACCTCATCCACCAGAGCGTCGAGATTCGATACAACGGGCTTGGGCTTCGGTGGCCGCCTCGGTTGCACCCTAGAAGAAGCATCAGAGAACGCAGTGTTGCGCCGGTACCTCCGATTGCGCAAGCGACCACTATCATGGTCCATGACCAGCAGCCCGCGGTTCGCCCACATCGCCAGCCAGGACGACAGGTTGTTGTCAACGCACTTCTGCTCCACAGCGCTCAAACTGCTCGCAGAGAGGGAGAGAGCGTCACGCACCATGGAGTACGAGAAGAACTCCAGCTTCGCGACTGGCAGTTCGTAGATTACCTTCACCACCTTCCACATGAGGGCATGGTTCTTCTTCTGCGTTCCGGCAATAAACGGATTCTTCTTTTTGCTCATCTCAGATAACCTCCTTGTGGGGGCGCACCTGCGCTAGCAGTCCCTTTGGCGGGAGGGCACCTTCCTCCAACAACTGCCGCAACATCACCTTGGCTTCCCTTCTGTTGTTACCAGCGACGCGCACCAACTCACCGTAATCAGCATCAGGGTTCTCCCTGTGATAAGCCAACATCCTCTCCCGCAACTCAGGAAGGGTCGGCCGCGTCGCTGCGATTGCCCTAGTAGAGAACAAGTAGAAGCCTGCGTCAGGATCACCTTCCTTCTCCTTCAAAGCCGCAGCAACGCTTTCCAGGAACGCAGGCATAACCACAATAGCACCCCGGCCCAGACTTTCGTCAACTATGTACCCCAACCTCCGCAATTCCCCCAGCGTCGTGGTCAACCTGGTGCACCACTCCTGTGGCCAACGGTTCATTGGTAACCCGAACGCTTTGCTCAAGTCCGAGTGCAGGTCCTCCAGGAGCACGAGCAAGACGTTACCCGTGAAGCTCTCGGCGTTGATCTCGAAGTTGCTACCATCCCAGTGAATGTACACACCAGCCGGGCCGTCACGTCCCAAGAGCCGAGACTGGATAGCTCCGAACCACAAGGAACGCCCACACGCTTCCATGAGTGGGCGCGGAGTGGGCGGCTTACGCTCAGGAACTTTCCCCGCAAGCGTCACTAGATCCCTTCCATCGCTTCGGAGCACACTGCCAGGAACAGCACCACAGGATCCGGAGTGTACGCTGATTCATGTACGCCGCGACCGAACATGTGGCGCAAGAATCCAGCGCGCGGATGGTCATCGGGCACGGACCAGAACAACTCCCGAAGGGCTTGCTGGTGGTCCAACTCCCCCGAAGCACACAGCCGCCGCAGCGCAGTCCAGTTCTTCGTGTTGATCAGGTTGAACAACTCCTGCCCATCCGCTTCTTTCGCGGAAGACGGAAGGGGGAGTGGTCCACGATGCGCACAGATAGCATGCTGGTCGTGCGAGCAAGCGCACACACCAGCCTTTTGATGCTCGCACGCACCTCCCGGCGGTTCCCGATCACGGCTGGACAACCACGCCTTCTGCGACGCCATGAGCATCCGACGCATGTCCGGGTACTTCTCAGCATACTTGAGGACCGTTTGCGGGTCGCGAGGGATGCCCTCCTGCTCTAGCACCGCATCGAGAACCCTGTAGCGCTCCTTCAGTGGTGGGCGACCCATCGTGAACACCTGACACCGAGACTGGATTGCTCCGATGATCTTGTGCGCCCGGTTCGCGGTGAGGATGAAGCGAGTCCGGTCAGCATAGCTCTCGATCATGTTGCGGAGGGCAGTCTGTGCGTCCGAAGTCATCTCGTCGAATTCATCGAGGAACACGATGTTCCACCGCGCACCGAGCATGCTGACGACGAAGCTGCCAATCTTCCCACGAACCACGTCGATGCCGCGCTCCGAACTAGCATTCAGCGTCAGCGTCCGGCAGTCCAAACCCTTGGTGAGGATCTTGGCAACGGTGGTCTTGCCGCTGCCCGGAGGCCCTACAAGGAGGAGGTGAGGGATCTCACCGGCAGCCTGGTAGGACTCCAGGGTCGCGCGAGTATCATCTTCCAGCGCTAGCTGGTCGAGGGACTTCGGCCGGTACACCTCCGTCCAAAGCAATTCCCCTAATGTGTCGCTCATGTGCCTCCCACTCGTCCTTGGTCAAGTACTGTAATACGCCGCGCCGCTCCGGATGCGCCGTACCGTGCAAGCGTCCCTGGCAACTGCACCTACACGCGGAACGCGGTGAAGTAGCCTTAGCGCAAGGTCTGCCATGCGCCACTACTCTTCCTCATCCTCCGGAGGCGTCGGTGCTGCCTCAGTGGTCCGTGCTCTCGGGCTCAGCATGTAGCGGTACTCACCATCCTGGATGGCGACCACCCCACCTGCACCGGACAGTTTGAGCACGGCAGTCGGCTCCTGCACGGTCTTGAGCACGTCGATCAGGTGCGCGCCGAACATCAGCTCGTACGGCTCCTTGGCCTTCAGCTCCGGCACGGGGAGGTGCGCCTCATGAGCGAACTCCCCTCCGACGCTGACCTGCCCGCCCTTCTTGTCCACCTGAACCAGCACTCGCTCCGCCTTGAGGCCAGAGAAGGTTGCCTGGACCTTGGCGATGAGCCTGGGGAGGAGCGGGACCTCATGGTCGCCAATCTTGTCGTTGAGGGCCGAGATGACCTCCTCCTCAGTTCTGGTAGCAATGGTGCGCGGCTCAGCAGTGAGGAGGAGGATGGAACCTTCTTCGTCCTCATTGATGACGAAGCGGTTATCCACGAACGAAACGTCCACCTTCTCCGCATCATCACCCTGAATCAATCCACAGGCACGGACCACCGTCGGGAGGTCCACGATGCCGACTTCTTCCGACTTGCCGATGAGCTTGGATGCCCCCTTGAGCGCAGGCGCATCCACCAGCAGCAGGTGGTCCGAAGTCAGCGCCCAAGTCGCCAGTCCCTTGCGGAAGGATGCTTCCGTGATCTGCCCCTCACACTGAATGCGCTTGAGGTGCTTGGTCAATTCACTTCTGTTGAGCTTCACGTCCTACCTCCTATGGGGTTTCCATCAGTAGAAGTGCCAACCGCACCCCAAACAAGTTCTCGTATCTGTTCAGGGCCAATACCTGCGGGATCCTGCCCCGCTGCCAAAGAGGTCCACCGGAGCCGATCACCGCCACCACGCAGAGCGAACAAGCTCCAGTACAACTTGCGCGCTTCATTGACGGCAGAACCATCAAGCATGATAATGACTTCCGTTTCGGGCGGGATGCGCCCAGCCCAATCTGGCAACTTAGGGTTAGCAACACTCCCGAGCACAGCTGCGGAGAATCCGGCGCGCCAGACTGCCACACCATCCAGGTGCCCTTCCACGATGATGCAAGGCATGTTGCGCGCGGGCATCCGCCACCCGCTCACCGGCGCCCCTTTAGGCACCGTGCTTAGGTACTTGGGGCGAGCGTTCGTGTAGCTGCGCCCGACCCAACCTAACAGGTCACCAGTCCAATAATCCCTCGCAGGGATGGTGATGCGTCCATGCAAGAGGTGGTCTTCCCGCAGGCACACCCCAATGCCGATATTGTCGCAGACCGCCGCATCCAGTCCCCTCCGCGCTAAGTAACGTTGCGCAGAAGGAACCTGATCCACAGGGCGGATGGCCAACCCTGTGGGTTGCGGCAAGGATGTTGGAGTAGAGTGGCGGCGATCATCTCCGCGCACCTGGATCCTGACATCGTCCCCCGTCAACAACGAGATCACCGTATCAGCACGCCCAGGGCGGGGCTGGCGGCAGGCCCAGCAGTTAGCCAGCCCCTTCTCAATTGAGATCTCCATATTGTGCCTGTCATTGCCGCAATACGGGCAAACCTCAATCAGTATGTTGCCGCCCTTAATGCGGCACGAGACACCAGACAGCTTGAGCCTTGCGTGCAATTCTTCCGGAGTCACGGGACCAATCCTTGGGGCACCACCATCTGTGAAGGCAGGTGCCCTAATCTCCGCATCAGCTGCTCCGTATTGGGGTGGGAAAGCTCAGCGATCACCGACAGTTCTCGATTGATGTAGAGCGGCACTTCCGCGCCACGGCCCCCACTATCCCGCACGGCCAGCACGCCAAGGCGACCTTGGTGTGCTTCAGCTTCCGCCTCCGTTTGTACGAGCGAGAGCAGCATGTCGCACCCACGCACCTTGTTGTAGCTGTCACCCATGTCCTTGATCGTCAATCGTTCCTTGTCCTGTGGTCGCCGAACTGCTTGTGACGCGGTGAGGACGGTAATGTCATGTGCGCGACACAAGTCCCGCAATTCATGCGTCAGCACGCCGAGGTCCTCATACGTGCTCCGGCGACTTTTGCCTTTCGGCAACGAGACGAGGTCTAGGTAATCCAGAACCAACACGTCCACTTCCCCATGCACGCGGGACACCCTTTCCACCATTCGCCGCACATCATCATGGGTAGCCTGGTGAGCGGGCAATTCTATGAGGAACACCTCACCCTTGGCCAGCCGGAACCAGTGCTTCAGGTTCTGCTTGGCCGCACCCAAGTCTACAGCCATGTCAGCTTTGGATGCTTGCGCAATTTGCCGATAGTAGCGCAGGATCTGCGGGCGCAAGCCTAGCTCCAACGTGATGTGGAGCACACGCTTGCCACGTAACGCTGCAGATACAGCCCAATTTTGCATGATCATAGTCTTACCTACCTTCGAGTCAGCGAAGACAATGATCAGTTCCTTGCCCCACCCACCAACCAGTTTGTCGAGCGTTGGTAACCCTGTAGGGATGCGCTCTCCTTCGATGGTTGCTGCAGCCCAGATGTCCACGTCAGCAAGCTTGGCCAATCCAGCGAGGCCCGCCTCTTGTATGGCATCCATTTTCCGGGCCATCTCTTCCAGCATTTCCGGCTCGATGATCGGGGCTTCATTGAGGCGCGCACGGGCCACCTGCGCCGCACCACGCCGCAGCTGGACGATGGCTGCTTCCGAGAAGAACGCTGGATCATAGCTGCTGACATCAATCGCCAGGAGCCTACCCAACGCTTCCCGAGAACCATCCCGGATCCCGCCTTCCGGCAGCGTCTCCAACCAAACTGAGTAATCACCCTCACTCGGTAGCTTGCGACGCGCCAAGAGAAACTCATCCGCAAACTCGATGACCCTCCTGTGGTACGGATTGGCTGTTACGAGGTCTGAGCGCAGGGCCTCACCGAGCTTGTCCATGATCGACACGTCACGAATTGCGAAGGCGAGGACGGTCTCAAGGGTGATCATGCGCTCAGTTTCACTTGCGTCGCCAATCGCGCTCTGCGCGTACATTGATGATGGTGCAGCCAGCCAGCAGGCGGCTGATCTCGTGGGGCGGCAACCGCCTCTTCAACTCATCCACGTCCTGATTCATGTTCGCAATCAGCGCCGCCCCATTGCGGTATATCGTGTCGATAAGGCGGTAGATGATCTGGGCAGATTCATGCTGACTCAGCTCACGACCAAACAAGTCATCGAGCATGACTGCACGGCGGGCAGACTCTATTCCTTCCCAGGGATTCGCCACCTGCCTGCGCCCATACATTGCCTTGGCTTCTTCACAGAACACCGGCACGTTCGCGTACGCCACCAATTCCGTGCCGAACACTGTAGACAATTGCCGGTAGAGGGCCACGACCAGATGGGTTTTACCGATTCCCGGTCCCCCAGTAAGCAGCAGGTGCGGGGACTCGCCGAGGAGCACCTTATCCCGCCAAGCTTCTAGGTGCTCCCGCAAAGAGGAAGGCGTGACAGGATCCCAATCGAACGAGGACCACTGGCAATGGTAGTGCGAGCGGGGAACCCGAAAGACGGTCCAACCATCCACCAAAGTCAAGACTCGTCCATCATCATCTCGACATCCGGTAGATCCGCCGCATCCGGCGGTAGCTTTTGAGCACCACCATCGAGCCACGCAGCGAACCTCTCCAAGTCAGCAGCCTCATGCCCATACAACGCAGCAGCCGTGGGCTGGAACCCAGTCAATGCGTCTCGCTGCAGCATAAGGAGCGCCCGCACTCCTGCTTCCATGGCAGGAAGATACACGCGCATCGCTTCTACAGCTTCCGGAGAGATCACCGCCACTTGTCGGCTTGCGTTAGGGCGCCACGCTCAATCGTGTGGTGCGCAGTATACTTTCCGCAGAGGGGGCACGTCATCAACCATCTCCGGTAAGGGATGAAACTCAGTGCGAACCGCATCTTGTGGACCTGATCGCAACCCACACACTTGTACCGAACGCTCCGGAGCTTCTTCTCATTGACCGCACTGGCTGCCATGCATCACCTCCCTAGTGCCCCAACCTCGCATACAACTGCTTGCGGGGTCGCCATTCGACCGTCACATCCTTGAGCGCTTCAGAGATCCTCCGACACTCGGACCGTAGCCGATGGTGTCGCCCAACTCTTGCCCGCCACACGCCATTGAATTGGTTACACACGATGAGCGAGTCACTGTGTATCGTGATCGAAGCAGCTTCCCGCCAATAGGACCTGGCGTGCCGTAGCGCCTCCCGCAGCGCTAACCACTCCGCATCATTGTTGGTGTGGTATTCTTCGCTGCCCTTCCGAATGATGCGGGGACCCTTCAGCTCCACTGCCCCCTTAACTTCGCAGAGCAGACTCCAATACACTCCCCGTGGGCTGGGGTTCTTTCCCAACACGCCCCCATCGCACCAATACTTCACGGTTATCATACGCAAAGAAGTACCCAAACCTAGCTGTACATGACTCCGGTGGCACAAGCTATTCCCCCACCGTGCGCGAGTAGGTCCCCCACAGCTATCGGAAGGATCTTCACGCCAGCAGCGCGCAACCTCTTTGCAGTTTGAGGGCACCCACCCGGCATAACGGCCGCCTCACCCACCTGCACCCAGTTGGATCCTTTGCGGCGCAGAACCTCTTCAGCCGGCAACCGCCAGCACGTGTGCTGGCGCGGTAGGGTCATCAACTCCGGCGTGGACCACATCCGCCCTGCCGCCCAATTGGCCAACCCGAGCAGGTGCTGATCATGCCACGCCGGCAGCGCCACCTGGTGGACTACCGCACCTCGCCGCACGAGGAAGTCTCTTACCTGCGCCAGCCCTTCCTTGTTAGTGCGAGCACCTTCCGCCAGGAACACTTCCTGCTTCCCGACCCACAGCAGATCTGCCCCCTCAAACGTCCCGGGCGCTTCGATCACCAGTGCGGGATATACTCCCATGGCATCGAACCAATGGTCCGGTTCACGAGCACGACTGTCCTTCCCCATGCGACATTGAATGAACCCCCAAGGCGTCCAAGCGAACACGTCACGGTGAAACACAGCATCGGTGGTGCAGCTCTTGATCCGCCACACGCGCACTCCCAGGGATTCGTAAGCACGCTGGAGACGGTCGAGGGCTGCCCGCATGGAGCGATGTTCCCCGAGCGTCACGGTGGCCAATTCATACATGAGACAGCAGTCCTCCATCATGGACCCACGTGCGCCCTTCATCCGCGCGGAGAAGGTGCTTGCGGTCACGATAAGCCCGCAGCCGATCCCGATCAATACCCTCCCATCCGTGCAGCTCACCTAGTGACCAGTGTGGGTACACTACCTGGCGCGCTTCCCATAACGCATCCAACTTCTTCCCTGTCAACCGCTCCACGTCTAGGATACGCCCCTGCTGCCTGTCGATGTTACGTCCTGCGTAGAACGTACCCTTGCGCATACCAGCCCAATCACACAGCAGGCTCTCCAACACGCTCATCTTGCCAATCCGGACGCCAGCATCCTCCAACCACCCGAGGGCCGTGAGGGCACCTTGTTCGCTCGCGGGTAACTCAAGCGCCTCCAAGCCCTGACGTGGCCCGCTGCTCCCGAGGATCTCGAACGTGTCCGGCTCGATGGGCAACTTCGCCATGAACGCGAGCAGCTCTGATGTGGTATAAGCGGCCCACCTGCCGTTCCCCCACACGCTGCCCACTACCCGCAATAGCTGCCCCCAGTCTTCCGCAGCCCCCACCCACTCGGTGAGTTTGTGGATCCGCATAAGGTCAGCGAAGTGTTTCCGGATCTTGCCGCCATACAGGTTGCGGCGCTGGACGGTGATGGGGAGGTCTAGCGGAGGCATCTTCCTCCGCACCCGCACTGCAGGATCCTGGAAAGCAATCCACATTGACCCCTCTGTATAATATGACATATACAACATGCCCATCCACAACGCATCCTCTAGCACGAGGTCACGAGCGAGGTACGCCAGGAACGGCAGGTGCGCGTCATAGTCCCCGGTGGCTATTTGCATCACGCAGAACTTGACGAACTCCTGGTTCACAGCTCCAGCACCTCCCACCAATCCAAGTAGTCCAACCAGGGACGCTTCCGCCTCCAACGTCCCGGCTCAGGAGGAAGTGTCGAAGACAGGTGCGGCAGCTCGGTGTTCGGTGGGTGGTAGCTCGGAAGGCCCAACAACAAGCCCCACAATCCGTAACACACTCCCCGCCACTCACGCTCGAAGTCCTCGAAGCGCACGCTGGCCGTCACATCAGCCCGATACTCACGCTCCAGATACTGCTGGGAAGTGCGCCATTGCCGCAAGCATCGGCTGACCAGGTCCTCTTCCCAGGACCATCCAGGAGGCATGTCGAACTTCCACCATCCCTGCGGCGTCAACCGAGCAGTGAAGTCAGCGGACTCCCACCCATCGATCAGTCCATTGACCACGGCACGTGGGTCCCGCTCCACGAGCAGGTAGATCACCTCTGCTTCCGGATACAGCTGCTCGATCACGCCACGCCGATAGCAATTCTGTGGCGTCTTGAGCACGAGTGTATCCGTCATTCGGCAAGTGACTTCTTCCACATACGGTGGTTCCTCCACCCTATACTCCTGGAGCAAGTGCCGATTGTGCGCGGATTCATGGTTGTGTAGCTCATTCGCAATGAGTGCCCTGATCAAGTCCGGATTGTTCGCCACGTAAAACTCATCCGAGTGGTGCCACGGGTACCCGTTGCGGGCGAGCTTGTAGTAAGGCTCCTCTTCGCCAGCCAGTGAACTTAGGTCAGGGTGCAAGCACAAGGCGTGCTTCAGAATCGTGCTGCCGGATCGGCTGCCACTGATGATCGACACCACTCGGCGGGGCTGGTACGTCAGGCTGCAGTCAAGGCGCATTTCCTCCTCTAACAACTTTTGGATCCGCGCCTCTTCCAATTCCTGTTGGAGCCGCCTGTCTTCAGTCACCGTATGGTTCTCCTGACATGTGGTGCCCGACGCGCAACTTTGTGCGTTCAGTTGGCAGGTTTCTTCGTATCAGGTTTCTTCGCATCAGCATTTCCTTAAAGCTCAATCGTGCACGCGCTCGCGCTCGCGGGAAAAGAAGAACACGGCAGAAGCTGAGGAGTAGGCTTGGCAGCCCTCGAAGCTTCCCAGCTTCTGCCGGGTTCTTCGCTCCTGCCCGAAGGGCAGGAGCTCCCGAGAAGGTGGAGGCCAGCCCTTCCCGAGCATCTCGAAGCATGAGTTGCTCAGGTCAGGCCAGTTCCCCCCTCTCGGGTGCCAGGGCTGTCAAGGATCCCTAGGCATGTCGGGTAGCGCCCAACAGGTCCGTGGTCGGAGGTGGTCCTCCACGGTTGACGTGTGCCGGGCCAGGGGCCCATGAGCGCACCACCCGCGCTCCCCGATCCCACCTCACATCTTTCGGCCAGGTGGAGCTGCCTATTGTCGGGCTTCCCGAGTAGCAGCTTATCCTATCCCGATGGCTGGGCGCTCCTCGCGGTGCTATTCACACCACTGCCCACCCTGCCACCGCCCTTCTTCCCCTCACTTCTATCAGTACGAATTGCTTCCCTACCCGACACCAGTTACCTTTGGGTTCACGGTTCAAGCTCTCCAGAGCCCTTGGACCGTTGGGAGTGCCGGAAGGTCGGATGTTCCATGGGGTGGTACCCTTCCGGTGCTCCCTTTCTTTGCACATATGCAATGAAAAAGCGCCGCCCCCTGCTCTTGGTGAGAGCGGGAGACGACGCCGAAGCTTAGAAGGTTCGAATGTTCCATGGGCCTATTGATAACGAACGGGCCACGGGTAGCACAACCCCGGTTATTCAATGACGTTCAGTTGGTCAGCCGTTCGCTGCCAATAGTCATCACTGCCGCCCCACATCCCACGTAGCTCAGGGGCTTCCTTCGCCCGCTCCAAGACTCCAGCGCTGAACACGGAACTGAGCGTGGTGAACCCTCGCTCCCGCAGGTGGAGGATGTAGGCTTCCGGCTCAGGTACGGACAGCATGTTCGCCACAACCTTGCCGGAATCAACATGGCCGAGGTTACCGCGACCCATTACGCGACGCCAGGCCCTCATCGCGGCAGCAACTTGGGTAAGGGCTTGGCTATTAGGGGGCAACTGCTTCAGGGACGAACTCAGGCCCTTCAACACCATCCTCCGCTTCCCCGTTCGGTCCTTGGCTACCATGGGCGTGAGCAGCAGCAGCCGCAGGTGTTCCCAAAAGTCCAAGGCGTCCGGGTCATGCGGGAAGCCAACCGAAGCGAGCCGCTCCGCAAGTGCCTGTATGTCACGCTTCTTGGCGCGAGCATGCTTGGACTTCAGGTAGCGGCGGATGTAGCCCTGCCACTGCGCCACGCAGTTGTCATCCTCGCTTTGCCGCAAAGCTGCGAATGCTTCCCCCCTCTTGCAAGCAGCGCAGGCATCCGCCCAATGCTCGGGGAGCAGTTCCTGGGTAATGGTCAGCGGTGGTTTCCGACGCAGGGCGTCCGCGTTGAGGAGTCCACAAGCAGTGACCTGCCCCACCTTGCTCCAAGCGTGCCAGCGGCCAGTGCGATGTTTTATCCAGAGCCAAGTAATCACGCTTCTCCCTTGGCCTCATCACTGAGGATGGTTTGCCACAGATCGTCAGCGACCCTAGTACCCGCCACCAGGTCCCCGCCATCCGCGAGTAGTCGTGATGTTGCCTGCAACACCTGCTCGGCGGGCCGAAACAAAATGACGGGCAGTGCTGCGTTCCGCACGCGCATGTAGGAGAGTAGCTCGCGGCGCAGGTCACTCCCCAAACATGCCTGGAGTAGGATCCTGTCGATGATGGGGAGGGGTTCTTTAAGCCTGATGCGTACGTGCAGTCCCTGTCCAGAGCGGCTAGGTGAGCAGGCAATCCTGTGGTCAACTTGAATGTCACCGCCGAGGGGAACCGATTGGAGCAGCGCAAGCATGTCTATCTGCAGCGTACGATCATCCGCTTCTTCTATGTAACAACCACGCCCTACGGCAAGCGCCTCCAAGTATTCCTCAGTGCGCTCTTCGTCAGAGTATACCTGCGACCCGAGCCCATCCATCAGGTTCTGCTTCCGAGAAGCGCCTACACTCGCGCCATCCGCCATCAGCAGCAGCACTGCTTCGGGAGCGCCATGAACCATGAAGCACACTTCCCAGTGTCCTTTTCGATGACTACCACACCACCGCCGAAGGCAGCTATAAAGCTTTCCTCTGCCTGCCAGGCTTTCTTACGTTCCTGCGCATTGGCGATCTTGTACTTGCCCGTCCTCTTCATGCGTCGCCACTTGCAATAATTGCACTCGCTCATCGGCCCAATACGCTAGATAGAGATAGAGGAACGGCGCTCCTTTTGCCACCCTTCCTTAGATCAATACAGATCTCCGGTAAGGATTCACCACCCAGCATTGCTGGCCACTCATTTTCATGAACGAAGTACATGACTGCGTCCCCCTTCCGCGAAATCATCAGGAGGTCGCGCGGATCTAACGCCATGACCACGCGTGGTTCCCGCATGTTCAAGTAGTGCCCGTGTTCATCCTGCTCTATGCGCGCATTCCCGGGACCAATATGGAGCCTGACTGCGAACAGCAGTGTTTGCAGCTTTACAGGAGGATCAGTCCGAGCACTCGGTGCGGTCGTCACGAGGTACGACAAGCGGAGGCGCAGCCACATGCGGCGATAAGCTAGCTCACTCACTGCCTCAGCTCGCATCGACAATTCCACCAAACATCAAAGGCCTCTTCCTGGGAAGGGAGCGTTGCGATGCCTGCATTGATGACCATGGCCAAGACAGCAGCCCCATCCTCCGGATCACACCAAACTTCTTCGTCACTGTCTAGTAAGTCCAACCGAAACTTCTGCAAGCGGTTTCGGAACCTGATGTAGCCATGTGGACCAGCTATGTAGGATTCGTATTCATGGGTGACCAGCGCAGCGGAAGTGAAACCCAGCAACCGCAACTTGGCATAGAGCACGAAGAGGGGATCATCCTGCGCGCTCACGGTACAATCTCCACGTCGAACCCCTCCCCATTATACATCTCGAGCCGCCGTTGTACCGCACCATTGAGGTACTTGGCGAAGCGCGCCGCCTTTTGCGCACTGGTGGTTTCGGACACTGCCCCCTCATTCACCACATCTAGCACGTCCACGATGCGCAGGAACTCCTTCCCACCTGCCCTTCGTAGGCCGCGCCCTACACGTTGAAGCAGCTGCCGCTGAGATCCTTCCCCTGACGCGAATATTAGGTCGTGGGCGCGCCCCAAACGGTTAGTGCCTCGGTCCAGGATCTTGGTGGCGATGACGACCTGGACTTCACCCGCCTCAAATGCTTCCAGCACCCGCAGGCGCTGTGCTTCGCTCGCACTGCCGTCCAGATACTCAGCACCCGGAACATGTTGTAGCAAGTCATGCCCATGCTCCACGCGGTTGATGATGATGGCAGTAGGAGTGTCGTCCTGAACCAGGCCAGCCACGAAAGCGTGTCGATGGGTGTTGTTGAGGATGGCATGCTTGTACACCAGGTTCCGCAACTCAGAGCCAGTCCATTTACGCGGCCACATCCCCGGCAACGTCAGCACGTGGGTGGCATCGTAGCGATGCAGCTCCACCGATGGGCGGGCAGAGACGCCCCGCTCAATCATGTCGATGTTACGGGCGCGCGTGAGCACCGGTCCCATCGTCTCGTCGATCACCAACTCCTCGAAAGGGTCATCCGGAAATGTACCGGAGAACCCGACGCGCCAACGCGACCCCGTGCAAGCCTTCAGAATCTTCTGCCAACCGTTGGCTGTAGCCTTGTCGGCCTCATCCAGCAGGACCACCTGGTGCTGGCTCAGCCACTCCTGCCAACCAGCTCGGGCCAAGCGCCGAGCCAACGTCGGCACCATCGCCAGCGTGACTCCAGGCAGCAGGGGCACCGACTTCCGGCCCGAGGACACCAGCGTCAATTCCTCACCGACCACCAGCCCTGCCCACTCTTCTAGCTCCCCCTTGAGCGCGTCGAACACAGCCAGCTCATCGCACAGGACCAACGCCGAGTGCCCCTGATCAAGTGCCCAGCGGGCAATGAGTGCGAGCACCGCTCCCTTGCCTGAGTTGGTGGCGAGCGCAGCACGCCCCCACCCAACGGTCAGGGCCTTCTCCAACGTCTCGCGCTGATAGTCTCGGAGCTCGTGGGTGTTCTTAGCAGCACGAACCCTGCCTTCGATCCACTGCCGTGCTGCTGCCTGCTCCACGATAGCTGGCACAGGGGAGCCCAAGTCTTGTGCTACGCGCAGGGCGAGTCCTACGGAGCAGCGCATCTGCCACTGGCCGCCATGACGGCGCAGCCACTTGCCGGGGCGCCGCCGTCCATCCCAGGAGCTGCTCTTGAATGCCCTCGTGTACTTATGGCCAGGAGTCAGGAATGAGTGAGCTTCACGCCACTCAGCGAGGGCTTGGGGTCCCGTGATGAGGGCCTCCGTCGGTCCCAACAGCTCCACTTGTAGCATCATGCCTTCCTCCCATCAACACCGGACTGGGGAATCGAACCCCACCCGATTGGGTAATGAGCCCTGCGGGCCACCTCGGGTCGCGGTCGCGCCCTCGTATCAAACGTGGGACGGCTTCGGCGTATTTCGGACCGTCGGCTCGCCGCCTTACCGACTCCCCTCACGGGGACTTTCAATTCCCGTCCAGGGGTCGAATCCTGGTTCACTACGCAACAGAGTCTTCCTCAGTAGTATCGCTCAATCCCAGGTGGCGGTGATCTTGGGAGGCTCGTCGGCCCTCACACCCTTTGCCTACTTATTTTCCACCATCGGCTCTGTTCGCTGCCAAGCTGCTTGCCTTGGCGACACGGGAACGTCCTCCTACTCTACACTACAAGAAGTACGAGATTACGCCAGCCATTGCTCGGTGAAGGTACGCACCTCTCCCAGCGTCGCGCGCCAGGTCTTCGGGTGCATCCCCAGCCCGTCACGGATGGCGCGCATCGAATAACGAGGCGCGCCGCTCAGCATCACCTGCTCGATGCACTTCGGGTCTCGCACGGACACGAGGTTCTCGGCCACGCGGCGCGCTTGCGCCCCACACTGCCCTTCCAGGGCATCGAAGAACTCCACGCCCAAAAGGAGGTCTTGCTGCTCCGCTCCGGTGCGGGCAACATATGGGGTCAAGTCGATGGGGTGCCCTTCGGGGGCGTGGCGGTCCTGCCGTTTGTAGTAGCGCACCATGGCGCGCTGCATGATCGTCTTGGCCAAGCGCCAAGGATGTTCAGCGCGCATCTTCTTCCGGAGCGCTTTACTGACTGCGAACATCGCCTCCTGGAAGAGGTCTTCTGCGTCCGCCGGGATCCTCGCCCGCTTCCGGGCCATGGCCAACGCCATGCTCTCGAGATCCTTGAGTCCTGGTAGCGGCTTTTCCATTGGTATTGTCCTCCTCCGGTGGTGAGTTTGCGATGGGGCAGGTAGGCACTCCCGAACCACTGCTAGGTGGGTTCAGGGGATTCGTGGCGCTACTAGACGGCTGGTACCCCTCCCCGCCGTACAGCCCACCCCACTTGGCGCGGGTGATCGGACCATGTTCCCCGATGATGAAGTACTTGCATCCCATAATGGGGCCACCCTGACGCTCACGCAGGCGCCAGGGCAGCCACCACAGCAAGGAGAAGACGAGGTCAGCTACTCGCCCGGCAAGGTCCCGCTTCACGGTTGCCCCTCCTCTAACCAGTGTAGCAGCGCACGCCGCAAAATGGAGGAACAGGTCCAGTCGGGCAGGCCTGCCTTCCGCCTGCGCCGACTGACCTGTCGTAGGAGAGTGCGCTCGCTGCGTCGCAACTTGGTCACGACTACAGTATTGCGCTTTTCCCGCTGCCCTCCCTCCTGCGGCGCGTCCTCGCGCCGCGTCATCGGGTCAGCTCGCGGCCGCAGCTTCGTCCTGCGCAGCGGGCTCGGGGCTTCCGGGCTTCTGCACGACCTTCTTCTTCTTGGCGCCGCCCTTCTTGGCAGCCTTCTTCTTGGGCGCGCCCTTCTTGGCAGCCGCCTTCTTCCCCTTCTTGCCAGCCGCCTTCTTGGGGGCAGCCGCCTTACGCCCCACGAGGCCCTTGTACTTCTCCTCGCCGAGGTGCTCCTGCAGGGCGACGCGCAGCTGCTTGCCCCGCTTCAGGCCGAGCTTGGTCGCCTCCTCGATGAGGGTGGCGCCCCCGGCCATGGACTTCGCGATGGCATCGAGCTGAGACTTGGTCAGCTCGAGACCGTTGGTGGACTTGTTCGCCATGGTGTTCCCCTTCTTGGGTTGGTTACGGGGTCCGCGCCGCCCGCGCGATCCCCCGATCTGTTCCGAGATGTTGGGCGGTAGCTTCTTGGTGCCGAGTAGGCGGCGCATCGCAGCGCGCGCTCCCTTCTTGGAGGGGAAGGTGTAGGTCTTCCCTTCGTGGATCACCTGGATCCCTGCGCGCCGCTGCCCTTTCACTCCCTGCTCAGGGAGTGGAGGCAGCGCACGGTTGGCTTCCTCACGGCAAGGCAAGCACCACAGCTGCCGTCCGGCGCACATCAGGACGATCACACGCTTAGCACCGCACTTGTCGCACGTTTCTAGCGGGCTGCCCTGGGCTTCCAGGCGCTCTCGCAGCGTCAGCTTGGTAGCAGGTAGGGTATCCATGAGGTTCTTCATGATAGGTAATACCGCAGCAGGTATCAAGGGGGGAAGTGCGAATGATGCCGCGACCGTGCAGGTGAGATGCGAAGCGTTACTCGCACATCCAGCGGCACCACGATCCCTGCCACCCGCACCGACCGCCGAACCTCCGGTGGAGTCGATGCATGTCCGGCAGGTTGTCGGGGCTGATCGTGTTCCAGATATCGTGCCACACCACGTCCCACCGCATGCCTCGTGGCCACCGATAAGCCAGCGCGTTCCCGTGGTGAACGGTGAGTCGGTCGCAGGCATAGTGCGGAGCGACCAGCCGGATCACGTCCTCGTTCAGCTCCACCACGTCCACGTGCTCGATCGCCGGGTTACGCAGGCAGGCAACAAGCACCATGCCCAGCCCCAACCCGTGGATCAGCACGCGCCCGCCTCGCAGCTTCTGCGTGCGAGAGATCACTTCCAGGTGATCATCGATCTCGTCGGGCGTGTCACTCATCACCATGATCCCGTCGATCAGGAGCTTGGTGTACGTTCCGGGGAACACCACCCCACGCCCGCGCTGGCTCCCGCTAATCGCGGCGCGCAACGCTGCCCACGTCGCCTCCCGCTCGTCGATGGTGAAGCGCGCGACGGTGACGTTCCCCGACGAGCCGAGGGGCACCGTCACCTTGTTG